CCTAATTATGGCTCTATTATTCATGATATGTTATTTGAACCATTAACATCCGAAACAACTGAGTTAATTGAAGAAGATTTAACAGACATTATAAACGATGATCCACGATGTAACTTTGTTAGTATTGAAGTTACTGATTCGAATCACACTATTAACGCAATCGTGCGCCTTCAAATTCTACCAACGAATGAGCCGGTAGAATTAAAAATAGATTTAGAGAGAGAATAATATGAGCCAAGAACGAACAGACAATTTATTTGCAAGTGAGAGTTGGACAGCAGTATACACTGCATTTACTAACATCAGTCTTAAAGCATATGACTTCGACACAATCAGAGAGGCATTATTAGCCTACACGGTTCAAACTTATCCTGATAAATTTAATGATTTCATTGCAAGTTCAGAATTTATTGCTATCTTAGATCTAGTCGCATATCTTGGACACAGTTTAGCATTCAGATTGGATATGAACACTCGTGAGAACTTCATGGACACTGCTGAACGTAGAGCAAGTATTCTACAAATGGCAAAGACGTTGGGTTATAACAAAACTAGACCTATCAATGCAAAAGGCTTCATGAAGATTACTAGTATAACAACTGACGAGAACGTACTTGATAACGAAGGTGTCACTCTTGCAGGACAAAGTATTAATTGGAATGATAGTAATAATGTAGATTGGTATGAGAACTTTATCAGTATCTTAAACTCTTCATTCGCAGGTACAACTAAAATTCAGAATCCATCGTCTACATTAACTATAACAGATGTTGACCATTCTTTATACGAGATAAACGAAGATACAACTATAAAGAGTGTAAACTATCCATTCTCTGCAAACATTAATGGTAAGGGCAGAGAGTTTGAAGCAGTACGAGTAGCACTAGACACAGTTAATAAAAAGATACACGAAGCAGAGCCAAATCAAAATAAAAACTTTACAATCATTAACAGAAATGACAATTTGGGATCAGCAAGTGACAGAACTGGATTCTTTGTTTATGCAGTACAAGGCACACTTACATTTGAAGATTTCTCTTATCAGAATAAAATCTCAAATAGAATAGAACCAATAAATGAAACTAATATATCTAATTCTGATGTGTGGATTCAGAAGATAGACTCAGGTAGAGATTACGTATCAAGTGTGACTGCAATTGATAATGACACAAGAGAGACAGCAATTTACAACAGTTTGCGAACTGGTTCTGGAGATATTGTAAGTATAAATTCTAGCGACAACAATGGAATTGAACTACATTATCCAGATGGTGTCTTTGGCAACGCGGCATATGGCAACTACAGAGCATGGTATAGAACAGTTCATAATGATAATTTCTCTGTAAATGCTAATGACATTATTAATAAAATTATAACAATTCCATATATTGGCACTGACAGTAGAACCTATAGACTCACATTAACAATGTCAAGTACGATTGACTTTGGTGAAAACTATGCTGGTGAAACATATTCTAGTGTACGAAGAATTGCTCCAAGAAGTTATTACGCACAAGACAGAATGGTCAATGCACAAGATTATAATGTATATCCTCTATCATTGGGAAACAACGTAATTACTAAATTAAAATCAGTAAACACTTCATTTGCTGGGAACTCACGTTTTTATGAAACTGATGATGCTCTAGGACATCACTCTAACTTGAGTGTGACGGGCGCAGACGGAAGTCTATTTGTTGAAGACGAAGCAGTATCAATTCCATTGAGTTACAACAAACTACAAGGAAAGAGTGACAACTTTATAAGAAATGAATTAGCAAGTGCATTAAAACATCCGAGTCTATTGAATAGTTATTTTTATAAGTATCGAAGCAGTGCTAGTGCCGTTCTTCCACAGACAGCAACGTACGTTGTTGACTCGGCAGATGGAATGAAAATTAAAACAGCCTCAGCACCAGTAAGTGGCGTGTTTGTTGGAGACTATGTTAAATTATTGATGGCGGCATCAGGAAAAACTATTTGGGCTGTTGTCAAAAAAGTAGAAACATCGACATCACCTGCATACGCAGATGATACACTTACATTGAGTAAGTTTATTCCGGAAGTTGGAACACTCAAGTCAGTGGTAAGAGGATTTAGAACTAAATTTACTGCTACTGAAGTTGCAAACATCAAAACTGTAGTTGATAGCAGTACTGAGCAGACTTTCAAGTTAAGATATCAAGTAGTATCAAATCTGAAACCAACCGAATGGGAATGGAAAGTTATCACAACAACACCTGCGGCATCAGATGTCTATGTCGTGTTTAATTATAATTCCGGTATCAGAGACAATGAATCACAATATACTGCCCAATTTACAGGCAAAAAAGTTGCATTCGAAAGTAGAGACCAAGTTAAGTTTTTCTACGGCAATACAACTAATGTAATCGATAATGAAACAAATATGTCTAAACGAGATGCAATATTTCTCAATTACTTAGAAGAGGCTCCAGTAACCACTGGAACAGCAACTAACGACAGTGGTAAGAAAGTTACAATAGGACAAGTTCCACTATCAAATGTAGCAACTGATGGTAGCACTGGTGCAACATTTGATGCTCTATTTAGACATAGTGGTGCCCCAACAACTTATGAATTTGTAGAAGCCAACGACTATGCTGATAACTCAACGTATACGCATAATCTAGTATCGCCTGCTGGAGTAGAATATGCTCTCAACAGAACTACTGAAATTACTCATCCGCCAATAGCAGATATAAATCAGAGAATTATAGGGTATCCAAGTGATTCTGGCACTTCTCCTAGCGAATATAAACTTTCAATAGCAGTAAGCGATTTAGCAAATTACTCAACAACACAAACTCCTATAACTGGTGGAACAGACGTTGATACACTTGCATCGGCAGATGTTTTCACATCACTTGACGCAGTTGGATTTCTAGAGGGATATACTGGTAATGTTAATAATGCAAATAATTCACATTCAACTCAATCATCTAATCAACTAGATACTCTGGGATTTAAGGGAAAGATATCGTTGTCTTATTTTAACACAGCGGCAACAAGCAGTAACTTCATGTGGCATGATGTGTCAGATAACACAACTACAAATGATTTTACTACTGTATATGATGCAAATACGACTGAATATACTTTTACTATGTCTACTGCCGCATCGGCTCTTTATAATCACCTTGACGCTGATATCTATTTCAAGCAATATGCTTATGGAGAATTTACAGTAACGAGTGCGACCCCACTTACTGTTAGTAATATTATGCTTAGAGATAGCACGAACACAATACTTAATAATGATAATATAACTGTTACTAATACAAGTGGCACAAACTACAAGATTATTTTTTGGACATATGCGATAACAGTCGGAGAAAAAGTTGACGTAATCATTGGAACAAATGCAACGATATCATCTATCGCAGATTTCTCAGTGAGAGTCAGTGCATCATTCGGACTATCAGTGGGAACAAATTCAACTACTACTACATATACTGGGGTATCTTCGTACGTTTACGATGACTACTTGACGCCCGCGGGATACGTAGATAGTACAAAAGTTAAACTATTAACTTCAGATACAAACGATAATCCATTTGCTATGCTTAACGTCATTCGTGCAAATGAAAAGATTGTAATGGAACAATATACTAACAATAACATAACATATGAAAGAGCATCTAAGACTGTAGTTGCTGCCTCGGCGCCAACTGGCGTTCCAAAAGCCGCAACAATATATTATAACACGACTGATACTGTTTGGTATATCCGAGAAGCGGGTGGATGGAGTGCATTAACTGGACATATAGATCAATCTACTGCTACTTTAATTCAAATTAACTACAATAGCATACAATACAGAGTGACAGAGGGTATTACGTTCGTTAAAGACGAATTTACAAGTTTCAGATGGGACCATTATGCTGATATAAACAAGCGAATAGATCCTAGTACTAGTAATATCATTGACATGTATGTACTAAGTGCTGATTATGTTAGAAAAGTAAATGAATGGATAGCGAATGATTTCTTGACTGCCACTCCAATTGCTCCTAACAATTTTGAATTAGCAAAGATAATGAATAGCATTGAACCGAAAGGATCGATGGCAGATCATATTGCCTATATTCCTGTAGAGTTTAAATATTTATTTGGGTCATATGCTAAAGTAGAGAATCAAGCAATATTCAAAGTCATTAAGAAACTGGGAGTAGGATATACTGACAGTGAGATTAAAACAGCAGTATCTACAAAAGTGAATGAATACTTCACAATTAATAACTGGGACTTTGGCGACATATTTTATTTCTCAGAACTAGCGGCTTATCTTCATAAAGAACTTGGAGATTATATTTCAAGTATAGTTATTACACCGAAATACGCAGGCAAGAACTTCACAGATTTACTAAGTATATCGTGTGCATTGAATGAAATATTCATGGCAGTAACAACATCTAATGACGTAAAAATAATTACACAATTAGCATCATCTGAATTGGTAGGCAAATAATATGGCAAAGAAGATTTATGACTTTTTACCAAGTCATTTAAAGAATACTGAGTTAGAAACAATATTCGAAACTACATTAGACCGTGTATTCTCTGTTGGTGAAATGGAGAAAACAAAAGCATTTGTTGGTAGAAGGGAAAAGGGAATATATAACAGCAATGATATATATCTTTCGTATCCGGCAACCGCTTATGCTAGAGATAATTATGGTCTTGAACCCACTTTTACAAACGCAGACGCAACTGATAATATATTCTATGATGACTTGCTGAATGCGTTATACAACAAAGGCGCACTGACAAACGACCACAGACGATTATTTAAAAGTACATTAGAAACAGTTACTTTACCAATAGACTTAGATAAGTTTGTAAACTACAGTATGTATTACTGGGTATCTCCTAATTTTGATGCATCAATTACTGGTTCAACAAACAAACATTACGTCACAATTGATAAAAAACTATCAACAGATACTCCCGTTCCAACGGACTTTTGGAAAACTAATAATTCATGGTATCACTATGATGACATTAAAGCCTTAATTACGGATGCTAACTTTACTTTAATATCTCAAGCACTAAGACCTATTATTGAATTTGATAAGAACATTGAGTTAAGTGTTAGTAGTGCCGCGACAACAGTTGCATCTTCATTTGCGGTTCCTACATTTAAGTCATACGACTCTACTGGAACAACCCAAGGTGCCGACATAAAAATATTTCATTATGTAACTGGTGCATACACAGACGATACTGAATTGGGATTGAAACCAAAGTTAATGTCTGGCGACTATGAAAGTGAATTCGTATTTAACATAGACTTGTTAACATCTTCAACTTACAAACTATCAACAGCATACAAGAAGTTATATATCACAACAACATTTGATTATCGAAACCTAAGACAAGAACTGGGCGATAGTTTAGCAGTAATAGATATAGAATTACTACAAGCACCAAAGAATGTAAATACAATAGATTTATATTTAGATGGACAGAAACAAATAGGAAACTATACATTCAGTAATGTTACAAATAAAATTACAATGAATGATGCAGTAACTGGCAATATGTACGTTGATTATTGTACTGCTACTCCAGTGGTATATGACGGGCAAACTATATTTCAACGCCTCGATCCATCCATTGAATATAATGTAGATAATAAGTCATATGCAAACACAGAGATGACATACTCTCTTGTCTATGAACATCTTGTTCGTATAATCGAGACTGTATCAGGTTTAACTGGTAACGCAAATGCAGTTAACAACTATAGAACATCGGGAACAAATACAGACAAACTAAGATATGCGAACCAAGGCAGTGTACTTATTCGCAACACAGTTGATATTAAAGAGGCATACTTTGCACTAACACGAGATGACTACGACCCTATTAAAGCAACAGAGTTTTTATCTGGTGCATACAATGGCTACAAAAATAAATTAATGACTACTGTTATTTCTATTTTAGAAGCGAGTTCAAGTGAGACTAAAACTGACCTACAAATATTAGAAGAAGCAATTGGTACGATTTCTCTTGGAAAACATTCAAGTGTAAGTATTTTTAGAAATAGTTCTATGTTGAATTTTGGTGATATTCATTCTCATTATCAAACACTTGGGGCTACAATTATCGATGGTGCAATGGAACAAGTTATGCCATCATTTACAGATACAATCTTACACGACAAAGATGTAGTTGTTATTCTAAACAATGTTATTAAACGAATGAATGTAGATTATACATTGTCTTCTGGCGCCACAAACATAACATTTACTACAGCATTATCATCTAGTGATACACTCAATATTCGACATTATAGTAATACAAAAGAAACTTACATACCGCCAAGTGCAACATCATTAAACATTGCACCTGCATATGAGCCAAAAGTTGTTACAGATACGGAGTATAGTCCTAGTGTCTCATTTATTCGAGGACACGATGGCTCATTGGTTCCCATGTATGGAACACGGATTGATACTATACTTCTTTCATTTGAGACTTTAGTATTTAATAATTTAGCAAATAATAAGAACGCCAAAATTGACAGTATGAATTATGGATTATATGGTACTTCTAGTACTAATTATTCTAATGTTGAAAAGAAATATATCATGTATCCATTCTTTAAGAAATGGATGATGAGAAATAGCATTGATAATCTAGACAACACTGACTTCGATGCTACTGACTACAAGACTTGGAACTACAGAGCAAAGGATGAGAATTCTAGCGGATATTGGAGAGGACAACTAATAAATGCATATGGCACAGATAGACCATTACAAGAACCTTGGAAGGCATTAAAACTATCACAGAAGCCAAATTTATTTAATTCTACCTACGGCAGTGCATATACAACTGCTTCATTTTGGACAGCATTTATATCGGGAGAAGGTTTAACTTGTCCAGTGCCAGTTGATGCTTCTGGAAACTTAAAGACACCAAGCGATTTATTCTTCGGTGGTGCAATATCACAGAGTGATGTATTATTGATGGATCAAGCATGGGAATTCGGAGATGGTTCACCAATAGAACTTGCATGGACAAGAAGCAGTGAATTTGCTTTTGCCGAATTCACATTAATGTTATTGTCTAGTCCTTTCGAAGTGATATACAATTACAGCACACAGATAAAAAATATTATCGAATACTCTAATAAGAACGAAGGTATTGATACTAGTCTAGTTGTTGCTGACAAAGATTACTATTCATTCAAGTTGGGCTCAAAGTTAGGTGGGTTTGTTAATAATTTCAAACTACAATCAGAAAACAATTCATTATCGAATAGTAGATTCTCTGAAATACCCACAGACAACTATGATTTATTTGTTCACGCAGGTGTGCCAAATAGAAGTGAATTCTTTAGTGCTATCGTACTAGAAAAAGTATCATTAGATATACCATATCCTGTTTATAGTCTTGCAAGTGCGGCGACTTACGTTAAAGGAGATGTTGTTCTAAACTCGGGCGATAAAAAATACTATAAAAGAAAAGTAACAGGCATCTCTACAAAAGAGACTGCGGGATTAATTACTTTTGATTACAGTAGTTGGACACTTATATCACAACCAAAGACTAGTAAGTTTGGATTTCAAGTACATGGGTACGATGAGATTAATCCAACATTCTACTCGATGGGATGGGATACAGCAAGTGGCGAAAAAGTATTTTCAACAGCAGGAGATAAACTTCCTCTACAACAATGGCAGGGTGGAGAATATTATAGACTAGATTCATATGTATTATGGAATGAGACTCCTTATGTTTGTCTTACGAATCACACATCAACTACGATGTTTGATGACAATGTTAAAGATTGGAAACCAGTAACAGAATGGCCAACAACAAATAAAACACACGCGAATGGCTATAAAGAGTTAGTAGATGATACTATAAAGAATTATAATTATGGCGATATCTTAGACACAGTAGATGACGTTGCTCATTTAATTATGGGTTATCAACATTACTTAAAATTAGTAGGGTGGGAATTCACAGACTCAGATAAATCTGGATCAATTATAGATTGGGAAAATCTATTGTACAAGTTCTTAGATTGGCAGAGTGAACAGCACACCATTGGAGATTTCATTACATTGACTCCACTATTAACAGGCGGCAGTTTCAACGCGACACAAGGTGTTGCGAGTGTAGCCACTGAAACCTTTAAGAATTTTTATCGAGTAGTAGACTCTTCGGGTAGACTTATACCAAATACTGAACTTAATTTTCACACAGATGGTGCAAAATTATCGTTCACTAGTAATATTCCTATCTATGGAATGAAAATGGATGTAAGAGATATTGAACATGCCTTTGTTGTTGACAGAGTTGACAGTTATGCTGATGTAATCTATGACCCGCATACTCATACTCGTAATCTTCGAATGCAAATTGATTGCAACCGAACAATGAATTGGGATGGAACTATGTCGGTTGATGGTTATCTTGTAAATGATAATCAATTAATACCAAACTTCGACACAATGATTGAAGAAACTCGTCACTATAGAAACACTTTAGTTGACCAGGGATTATCACCAATTAACAAATTAAAATCAAATCACATGGGATATACAACGAGAGCATACTTGTCTAACCATGGAGTTGAAAGAGAATCACAACTAGAATTCTACAAAGGATTCTTATCTCATAAAGGAACAAATTCAAGTATTAATAGAATTGTTAATAAAAACAGTAACTTTAAAGATATCGAGCATTCTGATATATGGTCAGTTAAGTTAAGCGACTACGGACATGAATCAACTAATCTTACAATGTCAAAAGATATATCAGTCAATGATATGATTAGTGACCCATTCTTAGTATCATATTCAAACATCACAAAAACACTAATGCCTCAGACAGTTAAGCCCGCATTGGCAATCAAAACAACAGGATATGTTGATGCCACTGACGTAAACTATGTCGTAACAGCACAAAGTGATCTAGTAAATTTAGCAACAGCAACTAATACATTATATGAGGGCGACACAGCATGGGTTCAATTCGATGTAGATAGAGACTGGGATGTGGTACGATTAAGTGAAGTAGCAGAGATAAGTTATGTTGGAGAAACTTCTGACAACCAATTATATATTGGAATGCTTACTGCGATAGATTCTGCATTTATTGATAAATCAATTTATCTAAAGATTTCTGGTACTGAAATAGATCCATCAATAGATGGATATTATTTACTTGCCGCAAATGGAACAAAAACAGTAAACTCTAGTACGATATATGAATACTTGGTATTTGAAGAAGATTTTGAGCCAGTGATTGTTGAAATAGATTCTTCGACTACTAACAGTATCTTTGTTCCAACTCAAGCAGATTCTGGTATTGAAGCAATTGGTTCAGTAAGTAACCCTACTTTCACTAGCAGTGATACACTAGTTGTTGATAACGTGGAGTTTACTTATGTACCAGCAGTAGGCTCAACCTCTGGAATTTCGATACTGGGAACAGTTGCAAATCCAACAGTATCAGAGGGAGAACAAGCAAGATTTGTTATTTACAATTCTAGTGGATTAGTTGAGAATACAACAGATACTAACGTAACATTTACTGGTACAGTTGCAACCACAACGGCTGCATTTACTAGTAACTATGGCGATGCAATTACAATTGACGGCACAACATTAACTATAGAATATAGTGGCTCTGCTGGAATCTCATTGACTTCGACGGCTATAAAAAGTTCACCACTTACTACGGGAAACACAGTTGTCATCGATGGAGTAACAAAGACAGTAGTAGCATTAACTACGACTGGAACAGTAACGGCGCCAGTGATGGCATCTACGAAACCATTATCAATTAATGGTCAAACTGTGACACTTACGAGCGGAGATACTCTTGCTGAAATTATTACAGCAATCAATTCAACATCAACTTTAGTAGTTGCTAGTAACTCGGGAACTAACGAATTAGTTCTAACGACATCATCTCCTGAATTAGATATGTCGGGCAGTGCGTTACAAGACTTGGGATTATCTGCCACTACATTATATTATGACTCGAAACTGGACAATCTAGCGACAGCAATCAATACTATAACTAGTATTACTTGTTCTGTTGTTGGCAGCAATTTGGTAATATCAAGTTCAGCCGCTTCAATGGTTATCTCTGGAACAGCGTTATCTGAATTGGGCGTAACTGCGGGTACTTATAATCAAAATTCTGATCCAACAGCAACAAGTGTTGTTGCACAAATAAACGCATTAAATGTATTGGGCGTAACAGCCGCGATTGTAACTGGCACAATTAAAATAACAAGTACAAATCATAACTTAGATATAGTTGAAGTAACTTCAGGCGCTATGGGAAGATTAGGATATGCTACGACTACTGTGGCAGTAGATGCTACTGATAACATTATAAGTGATTTAAATTCTCAAGTATTCGCGTCATCAACATCTACCGCAACTAAATCTGATAGACAGGTATTAATAACAAGTTCTGAAAGCAGTATAGTTGCTAGTAATATCATAGGAAATTCTCTATCTGATATCGGAATAGCAGTTGGTACATTTTCAAACACATCAGTATTAAGTTCTACTGCATTGGGATTTGCTGGACAAATTACTGCAAACTCTACAACAGGACTAGCAGTTAATCTATCAAGTGATGGAAGAATGATATTCACTCAGACTGGAGTAAGTTTATCATTTGCTGGAACAGATGGAGCATTGTTGACTAGAATAGGATTAGTAAGAGAGTACTCAAATGTAACAAGTAGTGCAAACTATAAAGCAATGTTGTGGAAATCAATACGATATACCACCGGGGTTAACGGTACTGACTTTACAGCATTTTATACTAGTCTAGGACTAAACAGTGCGAGTAAATTATGGGCTGACGACTATAATGATAACGGATGGGCAGTACTTGATAGGAGTTCAACAGGAACACTCTCAGTGTATGCCAAACAATCAACAGTTATAGATTCAGATTTAACAAAAAGATTGATAGTAAAAGATGGTGATGATTTTATTAACCATCAAATATATGATCCTCTTAATTTAAAAATGTCTGGTTCAATTGTTTCTAAATTAGATTACATCGCATGGAACGACCCTGCGAGTTATGACGTAGTAACTAGTCCTGACATATGGTTGGATGAGAAATTAGGCAAAATTTGGTGGGACACAGACTTAACAAGATTCTATAGATACAACGATTACGGCGATGCAAATGGAAACTTAAACGTCAACTATGTGAAGAAGTATTGGGGACTAATTGTTCCAGGCTCTACCGTGGTTGTAAAGAAATGGACGAAATCTAGAATATTACCAACTTATGCAGTAACCTATAATACTAAGAAGTATTACGATGATGTCGCAGGCAAAGAAGTCACAGATTATTTCTACTGGTCTTCTACTAGTGATGATGTTGTTGAAATTGCAATGTTGATTTCTGCTGGTGGCACTAAGAATAAATTTATACCAGTTGGCCCATCGAGTGTTCTTATTAGTAACAACGCTACATCATATAAGAGTCCAACAATAAGTGCTACATTACATTATCAACAAGACGATGGAAATCGTAAAAGCCACTCTGATTGGGAGATGTTATCAGAGAGTTCAGATACTATTGTACCTGCTAAATTCTTAACTGATATGATAGATTCATTATCTAATCTTAAAATACTAACAACTTACACTGCTAAATTAACAGCATCTCAATTAACTGATGTTAATAATGCGATAATTCCAATTTCATGGATTACAGATTTAGCCATCAGTGGTGACATAGTAGTCACGCTGAATAGTAATACAGTAAACGCAAGTTATCTAACTATTTCGGCTTCTAATTTGCAGATATCTCGAACATCACTTACGATGATAGAGGGAGACATATTAAGAGTATACAAAGTTGCACCTAAGACAGATAATTGGTTTTCAAATAATCTCACTGCTAGAAGTAATTTCGCTTCAGTTATAAATGATACAATGAAAAGTAAGTTACTAGTAAGTACATATGCCAATTATAAGGAGTATATAGACACTGATGATATTATCTTTGATTTAACTGATTGGTATCTAAACGATAATTACAAGACAATTGATGCATACTCTTATCTATCAACTACTAGAAACTTTGATATGATGGCAGAATATAACAGTGGAATAAAATCATTTAAGTTAAAATTACCAACTCATAATGAATATTACTTCGAAGATGATAATTCGTTAAAATTAGTTAACAGAAGTAAGAGTTCATTGAATGTATCATTTACTAGTCTGACATATCCAGAATCAACTAACCCTGGATATTATGCCAATGCGGTTGGAATTCAGATTCAGGAATTAATGAATATGATTCAGGATTATCCAGACACATCGTTTATTAATAATATATTCTTCACTATGGTAAATTATCTTTACACAGAGAAGAGTTACCCTGCTTGGTTGT